TTTCCTCCTTTCTTTAAATTATACGAACTGCGATCCTTCTGTTGACAGAAAGGAAGTTGATATCACTGTCCTCTGATCCTGCAGCAGCACTTTCAGTATCAAGGCTCACACCTATGATAGCATTCTGATAAATAGCATTCTGAGAGCCTTCATCAGGAGTGTGTTTCTGCAGATAACCAGCTCCATTAGATTCGACGAAATCGCCCACGGCAATAGTCTGTCCATCAGCAAGAATACCATACACTACGTCTCCACGTGTAGGAACCCAGCAACGTACTTTATCGCCAATTGCGTAATTATCATCTATTCCCTTGCCCTGAAGAGCATCCTCAATGGCAAACATCGGTAGTGCGTTCCCACCAGGAGTAGCATGGACTTTCACCTTGTTTCCACTGGTAAGTTCAATCAGACAGCCGGGATAAATGGTCGCGGCTTCTGCTTCATACTCCTCAAATATATTGGAGTAATTTTTCAGTATTACTGTATTTTTAGCAGCCATGATTCATCCTCCCATTATTCAATATCAATACCAGCAGGAGTAAGAATTTCTTCTTCTCCACCATTAATAATAGGTGCCCCTGCTCCAAGTGAATAATCCACCACCTGATGGGTTTCCTTCTTCTGTACGGATTTATGTACTCGGACAAGAGTATCATCATCCATCTTGTTCAGTCCTTCTTCAGTCCACGTTCCCTGTTCGGTATTGGCCTGAATCTCAGAGATCATCGTCCGCTTTCTCTCCGCACGCATATTCGCAACAAAGGCGAGGTCTGCTTCCTGCTGCGGAGTAAGCTTGTTCACTTCAACTTCCCTCTCGACCTCTTTCACGACCTCAATTGGCTTCATTTTTTCCAACTGATCTTCGGAGAGTGTCTGAAGAAATTCCCTGTCATCTTCGGTCCAGCGACCCTGACTGTTTGCAATCAGAGCATCAACTTTCTCCTTAATGCAGGGGGCGCATTCTTTGCTCATTTTTACCTCCTTTTTGTTAGTACTTAAATTATTGGTCACATACTCCACCTTACGATGGACTTCAACAGGATTTCCTACCAATTCGATTTTCCCACTCTCATAGGTATAGTCCTGTTTATACATTTTGGTTCCTTCTTTGGAACTCTTTACATATACCAAGTATGAATCATACATTTCTTCCAAGTAACAATACGTATCTTTCGTCTCAAGTGCCCGCAAAACCGTATAAGCGGCATCCATTCTTTCACGAAAACTTGCGTCTGCATTACTACAAATTTCTACAAATGATAGCCCTTTTCTGTTTAAGGCAAGAGCCAAATCCTTACCGGAAAGTGTTAATTCTGCTTCCATACTATCTTTGTTTGTTCGTATCCCACAACCATCTGAACAAGAACATGCTCCGATGAATTCAGTAAGAATTGCCAAATGATCTGGGCGGTAGTTATAAGCAACTGCTTTATACTCTTCCCCATTCCAAGTCCCTTCTTCATCTTGCTCTTCACTAAATACCCCAACACTGACTTCAATCAGTTTGTTATTAAGGATATCCTGTAGAATCTCCGGGGCTATTTCATTCAATTTATCCTCATCCAGCCATGCTTCAGCCTTTAACTTTAAACCATCTACAGTAGTATTGTAAACTTTACCTACAGAACGATTATCAATCACATCAGGGGCATTAGCAGAAATAGGTGTACCATCTTTATCCTCCGGGTGATCTATCACAACAGGAATACCATTCCACGCTGCAGGAATCTTACCAAGCTCATCTATCTTATGAAGTAGTGGACCATGACTCCCACTATGAACTCCCTCTACCATCATAACCACAGGAACAATATAATAAGGCTTTTCCTGATGGACAGTAAGAGTCACCTCATAATCAGAATCTGGTTTATTCTTATAAATAGCGTATTCACCGCTATTTGTATTTACTACACCATTGGCCTGTTTAATAGCCTTTGGAGCACATTCCTCATCAGTCCCACCATCCTTCATACATTTAGCAAGAACAGCATTTGCAATGCGAACCCATTGCTTCTTTTTCTTGTCGGATAAGCCCTTCTTGTGCTTATCTACATCATTTATGTCCCACATAGCATTACCCTTCCATATTTATTTTACTTGAGTATGTTTGTAATAATTCTTTATATTTAAGAGGATCAATCACCTGAATATTTATTTCAGGATAATCCAATTGAAATAAATCAAATCTACTTTTTGCATCTTTTTATCCTCCTACTTTACGTTATATTTTTCAAGTTCTTCAATATACGGAAGTGCTATGCATCTACACTGTGGATGAAGTGGAATCATTGGTTCTATTTCATCCAATGTAAAAATCTTCCCTTCCAGACTTGCACATCTATCACAAACTCGATCATCCCCTGCTGTTTTCCATTCTCCTTTCACAGTAATTCCCAAAACCCCCCAATTTCGATATTCTTGTATAGTAGCTAAATGATGTGCCCGGATAGTTTCTGTACGAGCCAGAATTTCGGCTCTCCGTTTGGCAGGAATAAACCTACCTAATGTATCTGTTATCCCTAAAGAACCCATATTTGTACCATCAATAGTCGCTACCAATTTTCTCGCTAGTAAGCGAGGAGCATCCCCATCTATCAATCCCTGCGCTAATATACGACTTATTTGTGAATCCATTGCTTCCGTAATACCTTTTAAATCAGTAAAGACTCTAGTAAAAATAAGTCCCACCCGATCTAAATGGAAAGGGGTCCCCATAACTATCTCAATTCCCCCGGAATCATCAATAGAAGGTATCTGCATTCCCTTGTTTATCATCTCGTACCTAGCCCGCATTACCCCTCTTTTGTAGGAATCATATATGTATTTATTCATCCATATAGATTCTACTGAAGCTCCCACTTGAGACATATCCACGACAGTCACTAATTCAGCATTTATCTGCTTCTGTAACCAATCCATAAATTTTGCCACTTTTTCAGAGCTACGAGCAAAGGCAAAAGCCTCTCTGGCCGGAGGTACTACTTGTAACGTATGCGGGCGATTCTTCAGTCCAAAACAATCATTTTTGTAAACTCCCGTAACTACTCCTGCCATAATAGCTTTAAACCTACGATTCATATCACTTGCAAAGAGATTTCGCAAAGCAGTGGTATGAGTAGGGTCATAATTCCTACGTTGAACTTCGGTATATGTAGTAACAGTAGGCATCATTTCTTTGCAGGTTTAGGCTTTGTTGAGGCAGGTTTACCTGTCGCTGGCAATGGAGCTGGTTCTGGCTCCTCCAAGCTCTCTACTATCTTATCATAAAGTTCTTCCTTGCTAATCATTTCATCACGAAGTTTCGTAATGTAGTTAATCTGCTCTGTATTTAAACCAAGACAGAAAGCAAAGAAAGCATCCGGAGGCAGGATTGTTTCAGCCATCGGAGTATAAGTATATTCCCGAATAGCGGTTGCCCTAGATTTACCAATATCTACACGAGCTTTCTCACTGAGTGAATATAGATCGTTCCACTTTATAGAATAATTTCCCGTAACCGGAGCTGGTAAAATTCCATATTGAATCAAAATATCTATAAGCGGACGAACTATATTTGGTTCTGCGTGATCTTCCCGACGGGCCTGTACATACTCTTTCCACTCGGATGAGTCCTGTGAACTAGCAAGTTCCCCACGTTCACTCCCCATAAGCACTCGTTGAGGAATACCTGTTACAGCAGAAAGACAAGCTATCTGTACTTCAAAATGCTCCTTTGGACTAGCTATCTGCTGCTGAAGAGCCTGTATATCAATTCCTTCGTTTATCAGAAAACGACGGAGATTATTTTCATATTCATTTATTTGCTGAAGCAAATCCTCTCTCATTTCTTTGGTGAGAGTATAATCATCAGCTACTTTACCTTCATACCCTGGTCTAGCTCCCCTCCAAAACATTTCCGCATCACCGCCGACTAATTTTTCAATATCCATCAATCGGTTATAAATCCCTTCCAAACGAGGAGTTCCATATACTTCAGACTCCAAAGGGTCATCGGTGACATGAATCACTCTGGAATAATGTACCTTTACATCAGTAGTCCCCCCATTTGCTTCTTTAACAGACATAGTATAATATAAAGGCAAGCCGTATCTTGGATTGGTAGGATTTGTTTCCAATTCCAAAATAGCTGCACTACTTTCACTATATGGTTTTACATAGTGTAATTTTCTTTGACCATCCTTTACGGGTTTAGCAAACGCCTCCCGACTTGTCACATCGTCTAATCCTAACAATAAAACTCCATAACGACCTAAACCAGTCAAACGATCCAACCTAGCCAGTTTAGTTTTAAATTTCATTTTACGATCCAATTCTGCCCAAGCCGTTTCAAAAACGGTATCCTCCTGCTCTTCCATTTCCACAAGTTCCAAAGCTCCCTGCCAAGTAGCTCGTACCGGACGATCAATCACCGCCTTGGCGATGTCCTGCCTAGTATATCTAGAATAAAATTCTGAGAACTTGATCTCTCCAGAGGGATACCCCAAAGCCCTATACAAATCTCGTTCTCCATCATATTGGAATCCTAGTAAAGAGGCTAACATTCCTCTATTCAAAAGTGAACCCTCTAAACTAATCTGATTAGTTTGAAGAGAAGGGGATTTGCTTATTCTTTTCATTTCAATAATTTTTTAAGTAACCCCCGGTATATTTCAACCGGGGGGCTTTTTCTTAAGCGGCAATCTTACCTCGGACAAAAGCACGTACTTTAGCAGTGCTGTGTTCGGGGGCAAAGAATGTAGTGCCAAGATATGTAAAGGTTACTGATAGTACAACTTTCCATACCACAGGCCACAAGACCACACCATTAACAATAAACAGCCCAACTGCCTCCAGTATTCCTGTGCCCAAAGCAATAAGAAGTCCAGAAAGAAGGTTAAACCAACTGAGTGCCCCTGCCGGTGAATCCGAGGGCCAAATCTGAAGTAAATTCTTACCGAAGTAAGTAAGCACTGAACAGATTGCTGTTACTGCAAGCACAAGCCAATCGATTGGCTGTACTGCAAATGCTGCCACAATTACTCCTATGAGCATCTGTGCCAGTCCTTTCCAAAATTGCTGCGTCATGACGTTTTGTTTTAATTAGACAATAAAGGTATATTCTGTAAAGTTACATGAATTTCATCATCCGGCAAATAATTATCAAAAACGAGGGCTTCATCAATCCCATCTATTTCATCACCAGACATGTCTTCAAGTTGAGAACCATGACAAGAATTATGGAGAATTAACGTTTGACTTACACCAATCTCCTCATCCATCTTTGTGGAAAGTCCATCGAAAGTAGGTTCTTGGTCAAATCCAATTTGGTAGATATTTGCATTGGATTCAGCATACCACTCTCTCCATGTCATTCCTTTCTCAAATGTACGATACAGACCATGAGATAAAGCACCCATGTACTTTTTGATATCTGTAAAGTAAGCATCTGCTGCTGTTTGATTCTCCTTACATGCACTGATAACTAACCAACGCAAATGACCAGAGCGAAAGATATGACTTTTTATTGGAATTCCAATAGGGATTGCTGGATTTGGTAAAAAACGATTACGAACTATCTTACCATTATAGTAATCATGCGGATTACCTTTGGTTATGCCTTCCGAAAAACAACTATCAGCTATAACACAAACAGTCGCTCCCGGTTGTAGTGATGCTATTGCCTGTGAAGCAGCCCACTTGTAATTCTTTACCGTAGCTTTGTAATCTGTGTATCTACGTATATCCATTCCAGGAAATGCCTTCACAAGAGGCTCTGGTAGATAGATAGTGTCATTGACACAACCTTTCAAAGTATTACCACCTCCATATACATTCCTTCCGATAGTAACTATACGAAATGGTACTGAATCAAAAGGCCGGTCGTCAATCTTTCCAAACATATTACCAAAACAAGTCATTGCTCAATTATTAGTTCTCCCTGACTGATAATTATCTTTCCCGTACCGAGTTCAACATGGGTGGAATCTCCGTAGAAAAGATGTCCTTTACGGAAGAATAT